GGAAATGATGCGTGAAATTACTGCCATGCTGAAAAATTTTGCATAGGTAAAAACGTAACTACCTTTTAAGATATGGAATTTAAATCAGAATTAGCCGAAATGAAAGCCTCATTGACAGCATTTATGTCAGAGGTGAAGCAGCGTTTCAGCGAAGTTCCTGCCGAGATTGCGTTTGGTGAGTTGACTTTGGTTGATGGAACAATCGTAGTTTTTGAAGGCGAGGAACTTGCAGCCGGAATGCTCCTGAATGTTAAAGGCGAAGAGGGTATTGTTCCTGCTCCCGATGGAGTGCATGAAACCACCACCGGACTTTTGGTTACAACCAAAGATGGTGTGGTTGAAATGATTGAAACCAAAGAAGAAACTGCCGTTGAGGAAGTTGAGGTTGAAAATCAGTTTGCATCCGTTGAGCAGTTCGACGCACTCCGTGCCGCTAACGAAGAACTTGCAGCGAAAATCGCTACCCTTGAAACTGCCCTTATCAACGTGCTTGGCAAAGTTGAAGAAACTTTCAGCGTGTTTGAAAAGTTTGCAGCCAAAACCCCTGAGCCGACCAAAAAGCCATTCGGTTCAGTTAAACCCGAAAAAGAGGAAAATTTCTTTGGCTTTGTTTCCGCAATCAAATCAATAAAATAATAAAATAAAATCATGGCATTTGACGTAACAGGTCTCACCAATTACACCAAAGAAGAAAGTTTACAGCTTCTGACCAAAGCTATGTTCACCGCCAAAACTGCACGTATGTTGCAGGGTGCTGGACAGGTTCTTCCAGGTATCAAATCCGCTGAAATACTGCCTTTGCTGTACAGCGATGTTTACTTCCAAAGCGACAGCTGCTCTTATCAGACCAGTGGCAACACCACCCTGTCCAAGCGCACCCTGACCGTTGGAAAAGTTAAGGTTCAGGAAACTTTGTGCCCCAAAGACCTCGAAACCAAATACACACAGAAAGCTCTTGCCGCAGGTGAAGCTATCGACATGGGTGTATTCACCGAGCAAATAGGAGCTGAAAAAGCTGCCAAAATTGCCGAAGCTATCGAAACTGCTATATGGCAGGGTGATACCACAGGCGGTGCTGGAAACAACGGCTTTTGGGATGGCTTCTTGACCATCTTGGGTGATTTAGGTTTCGGTGGTGCAGGTGACCCAATCAAAGGTAACGTGGGTAACGCTTACGCTTCTATCACTGCTTCAAACATCGATGATATCATCACTACCATTTACAGCGTTATTCCTGCTGAACTGTTGGGCAAACCCGACCTGTTCATCGCAATGGGTACTGACACCTTCCGCCTGTATCGTCAGTGGTTGGTAACTGCTAACCTTTACCACTACCCTGCAAACGAAATCGCAGAGATGGAAATCGTTGACCCTATCACTGGCATCAAGATTTATGGTCTGCACGGTATGAACAGCACCAACAAAATCGTTGCCGGTCTGTGGAGCAATTTCTTCTTGGGAACTGATATGATGAACGAGGAAGAGGAGTTTGAATTTATCTTCAATCCTTTCGAGCGCAGAGTACAATTCCACACCGCTTTCAAATATGGTGTGCAGGTAGCTTACCCTGAGCAAGTTGTTCTTTTCACACTCTAATTTTAACCGAATAGAGAAAGTTTAACCCGGGGGGTGGGGAAACAACCTCACCCCCTTTTTTAATAACAAAAAAAATATGGCTTGTGTATTAACAACTGGATTTACCCTTGACTGCAAAACCGCAGCCGCAGGTATCAAAAATATTTGGCTCGTTGAGTTCGATGCCAAATCTACATTAACCAAATCATCAGGCGAAGTTTCTGCCCACACTTTGAGTGGTGGCAAAAGCTACTTCAAATATGAATTGGAAAAGGAAACTGGCTCCATGACTTGGAGAACCATTCCTTCAACTGAAAACGGAACTGTGTTTTACGAAGCTGACTTGGTTGCTCGTCTGCACAAAGTTACCACCGCACAGCGCAACGAGATTAAACTCCTTGCTCAAAACAGAATGTTAGCCATTGCCCTTGATGCAAGTGGTGACTACTGGCTGTTGGGTGCTGATTATGGCGTTCAGTTGCAGCAATCAGAAACCAACTTCGGACAAGCGTTCGGTGACTTCAAAGGTCATGTGCTTAACTTTTTGCACAAAGAAACTGATTTGCCTTTGAAAGTTCAGGCCGCTGTTGTAACTTCGCTTGGTCTTTGATTTTTGTGTTTTTCATGCAAAGGAGGTCGGGTTTTCCCGGCCTTTTTTGTTTAACATGAAATCGACCTACTTATATAGGTAGGATGCTGTACATAACCAAAGCAGGAACACCTGAACTGATAATCACCGGCAGAGAAAAAGTGACCGTTTCTCCCGTGTATTATCTGTTGGTGTTTGAGTCCGAAATGTCGCAGGAACAAAAGGCATTTATCGTTACCGATACAAGCACAGCACCCAACAGATATCAGTTATTTTCATTTGTAGAGGGCAGCAGCGCAGCAAAAACATTGGCCGTAGGTACGCATTATTGGACTTTATATGCACAAACATCTCCAACAAATACAAATCCTGCATCAGCAAATCAGGAAATTGACAGGGGATTGGCCTATGTTACCGCATCACATACCGCATTTAACGACCATGAGGTCAATACAACCATTAAGCAGCACCATATAGGATGAGTTTCGATTTACTACGCATAAATTTCACGGAGTCAAAGTTGCCTAAATTCAAGGAAAACAAGAATAAAGGCATCGTTACCTATGGGGAAAAGAACGATTTCCCTGATACCTTACTTGAATTTTACAACCGCAGTCCAAAACACGGGGCTATTGTAAGACAAAAAGCCCGATTTGTGGCAGGTGAAGAAACTTTGGTGGATGGCAACCCAAGTGCGGTTAAGGTTGTTGACTATGTAAACCCATACGAGGGAATACAAGAGTTCAAAAATAAACTGGCCCTGGATTATGAATTGTTCAACGGGTTTGCGTATGAGGTACACTACAACAAAGTGGGGCAAATTTCTGCACTTTACCACGTAGATTTTAGCAACGTGCGTACACTTGACCACGAGATTTACATGTATGCCGAAGATTGGAAAAAGGCAAAGCATGAGGATATGAAGCATTATGCACCTTTCAATCCAAACAAGGCGCAGCCGATGGAGGTACAACTGTTTTACTTCCGTGAATACGCACCTGCTTTGGGTGTTTATCCGCTTCCACCTTATCAGCATTGTTTGCAATACATTGAAATCGATGTTGAGATAGCCAACTTTCACAACAACAACATTCGCAACGGGTTTGCCAACGGAACACTGGTTCAGTTGTTTAAAGGACAACCGACCGAAGAGATTGCATACAACTTTGAAAGGAAATTCAAACAGAAAACCACAGGTACAGACAATGCAGGTGGTGTGCTTATTCAGTTCAACGAGATGAATGAAAAGTCGGCAGAGATTGCACACCTGCAACCTTCCGACATGGACAAACAGTTCTTGCAACTGAATGAAACGGTGCAGGATGAGATTTTTATCGGTCACAACTTCCCGAAAATTCTGCTCGGCTACGCAACCGAAGGCGCACTTGGACAGCGTAATGAGATGATTGAAGCGTATGAGTTATTTCATAAATCATACGTTAACCGCAGACAGGAAAAGATTGACACTTGCCTTGAAAATACCCTTGAATACGTTTATCCAGGTATTGAATTAAGCACCAAAGACAGCGACTTTCTGGGTGTTGATTACGTGGCATTGTATCAATTTGGAATTGTAAGCCGTGAGGAAGCAAGGGCAGCACTCGGACTGCAAAACACTACCATTCAGGCGCAGAAGTTTGACGGTCATACCTGCGAATTTCACAAATGGTCGGATAATGACTTGTCAGTTTTTGCCAAATTTGGGGCTGATGAGTCCGAATTTGAGGAAGTGAAATTGACCTTTGAACTTACCACCAAAGAAAAGAGGGTTTTGGCAGTGGTAAATTCCGATGAAAAAGCCACATTGAAAGACATATCTACCGCCACAAAAATAGGTGAAGAAGAAGTCATTAAGATTTTGAAAACTTTGCAGGACAGCGGTAAGATTAACTGGACTAACAATGCAATCAAAATTACCGACATTGGTCGCGGTGATATTGCAGACACCGAACTGCCCAAGTTGGAACTGCGTTATAAGTATGATTTAGACCCCGATGCGTTGCCGTTGCAGCCCGGTGGTGAAAGCCGTGAGTTTTGTGTGCAAATGCTTAAAATGGAAAAGCTATACACCCGCGATGAAATCGACCAGATGAGTGCAATTTTAGGTTATAGCGTATGGCTTCGCAGGGGCGGTTGGTACACCGTGCCAAATACTGACCCACCATTGCATATTCCGCATTGCCGTCACGAATGGAAACAAAGAATAGTAAGGAGAAAATCAAATGGCTAATTTCGCATATTTCGTATCAGAGCAGGATGTAAAGAAAAACACCCCTATCGATGAGAATGTCGATAGCAAGTTGTTGCAAACTGCCATGCGTACCGCACAGGATGTGTATATCCGTGATATTTTGGGCAGCACCCTATATGACAAGATTTGTGATGACATCAACGGGGCTGGACTGGGTGGAAACTACCTGACATTGGTAAATAAATATGTTGCACCTTGCCTGTATCACTATGTGATTTTGGATAGTATGCTTCCATTGACCTACAAAATGATGAATAAGTCAGCGGCAAGTCGTGGAGCAGAAAATGCAAATGCGGTGGATGTTGACCAGCTTCGCATGATTGAACAGCGTTATCAAAATAAGGCAGAATACTACGCTGAAAGATTGCGTTTGTACCTTGCTGAAAACGATACATTATTCCCCGAATATCAAAACCCTGCGAGTGGGCTTGATGTGATCAACCCGCAAAACCAATATTTATTTGGTGGGTTTTACTTGGGTGAAGATGATGATTACAAATTCCTGCGTGGATTTTTCTCATGAATAAAGTAAGAACAAAGAACGAAAACAAACTGAAACTCTACTTAAATGGTAACAATCAACCAACTACTGGAAGCACTCGAAACTGCCGGGAACAATCACAAGCAGATAAAGGCAACCATCGTAAATATTGAGCCGAATATCAATACAAGCGGTGAACAGCTTTATCCGTTGATGCGGATTTTTCCTGATGGTTCACAGGTGACTGTTGACAAGGTGATTTACCGCTTTGCGGTTGCCATTGCTGACAGGCACAGAGAAGATTTTACCGATGCAGTAGAACGCATCAGCGATATGCACACGGTGATGCTGGACATTTACTCCATGCTGCGTTACGTGTACCGAAACAACATAGCCGGAACATGGGTAATAAATGACAGCATTACACCATTTTATGACGCACAAACTGACATCGTTAGCGGAGTTGCAGCCGTTATCGAATACCATTGCCCAAATTTGAGAGATTACTGCGACACACCAAATAACAATTTAACATTCCCAACAATAGAATAAAATGAGTACAGCAACAGAATTTATGAGCGGCTTCACTGGCTGCAAGGTATTATCAGGAACAAGCGCAAACACTGGCAGATGGCAGGGTTTTGTCGTTAATGCAGATGCGGTTGTTTCCGCAGCCCTTGACAAAAATGCGGCAAGTGTAATGACAACCCTTGGACTGACAGGTGTAACCCTGAAACAAGGCACGTTTATTTCACTTCCCGAAGGTGACTATTTCAGCAGCATAACCCTGACAAGCGGAAGCATCGTAGCTTACAACGTATGATTAGGATAGGTGTTCGGTCATTTGTAGCAGGTTCAGAACCATTTGTTGGTGTCCTTGACACTTACACTGGGGCATCGGTTGCTTATTCTGTTCGTCTATTGAAATCGGATTACACAGGTAGTGCTATTCGTGTGCGTAGGTCATCCGATAACACAGAGCAAGATATTGGATTTACGGCATTGGGCAATCTTAATGAAAGCGCATTGACTACCTTTGTAGGTGCTGGAAATGGTTTTGTAACAACTTGGTATGACCAAAGTGGTAATGGAAGAAATGCCACACAAAGCACAGCTACAAATCAACCACAAATTGTTTCATCGGGTGTGGTAAATAAG